CTAGAATGCTAAATCAAACTGGTCATCACCCAGATGCCCCGGCAGAAACAGATCGCGGGGTAGGGTTGCAGTGTTATTACGGCTGGGGTGGGACAGGATTTTATCGACTGATTGCAGCGTGGTGAATGTACAGCTGCAAAGCAGGTTTTGGCACTGGTGGTAATTCTCTTTGGTATTGACGGTTATCATTCTGCTGGTACGGGTGCGGGTGACGGCACCACATTGTGGGCATGACATCATGATAATAACTCCAACCTTTTCGTGCTTGGCTAAAGTATAACCTATTCATTCCCCAAATTCTTTTACTCTGTTTCCTCTCCGGCCATATCCAAATCGGTAATTTTCACTTCAAAATTCAGTGCGGTAGTGAAGCCATTATCACCAACGGTGTGCGTGACCTGCGTAATTATCCAGGCGGCCTGATCAATCTCTGGTTTAAATCCTTGCATTACGGCGGGCAGTTCTGGAAATAAGTCAGCACGGCCGCGCGCCAGTGTCATGGTAAATTCAGCCGCACCTCGTTGCAGTTTCGACCAACGCGCGGCAGCGGCGCGACGGGCGGCCCGTTCTGTCTTGAAGGTTTCCCGCATCACAAAAACGTTCCCTTCGACACCTTCCAGATAATTTCCCTCTTTGCTGGTCGATGCCGGAGTCTTTATTTTCGGTGGTGTTTTACTTTTCCGCTTGCGGCGAACGCTGGTTTTTTGCGGCTTGCCGTAGTTGAGATCCAGCCAGTAAGCGGTAACACCGGTATAGGCGTCACGGTCAGCCACCCGAAAACTGTGTTTGTCACCACTTGCGCGGGTGATGGTAATGGCCGGTAACAGCTTGCCGCTTTGGGATACCGCGCGCCCTGGATGCATGAATAACAACATGCCGTTTTTGATGGTGGTAATTGCGCCGAGCTTTTCCGCCATGCGGGTTAAAAAGCTGATATCTGACTCGCTGGTCTGGTCGGCGTGGTCGATCTCTATCTTGCCTAAATCCTCACTGACTCCCGCTTTCAGGTCATAACGCGAGGCAATGCTGGCAACCACTTTTCCGACGGTAATATCGTGCCAACTGCATTCCCGTTTCACGTTGAAAGTATCGCGAAAATCAGCACTGCGGGCGGTGACAATCAGCTGATCCGGCGGGCCAGTATGGCTGATTTCATCCACGGTAAAGCGGCCCTTACTGATCAGCGGTTCACCTTTCCAGCCCAGCGCAATATCAATCTGTGCCCCACGTTTAGGCAAGGCGAGTTTCTGGTCAGCGTCATCAATGACCAATTCCAGCATATCGGCTTCAAATCCGCGGTTATCGGTCAGCGTTAAGCTGATCAACCGGTCGTTAACCGTGGTCTGGGTTTTACCGCCTATTTTGATATCAAAGGCGGGGCGTGGGGTGAGGTCGTCCGGGAGTAATTGCATGGGGTAATTTTGCGGGGAAATGACGCGCAGACAAACCGCTGTTTACTGTGTCAGCCCTGATACAACAAGCAAGCGATGATTTACGCGCGAGGTTGGTTGATGATTTCGGCAAGGATTAATCCTTTTCGGAGCGTACCCCAATGGCAATAAATTATCACCATGGTGTGAGCGGTGAGGAAACCACTGACACCTCGACCATCATTAACGATATCGACTCCGCCGTGATTGGTGTGGTCTGTACGGCTGACGATGCTGACGCCGCCACCTTTCCGCTGAATACGCCGGTATTACTGACGCGGGTTAAAAACGTGCTCGGCAAAGCAGGGAAAACCGGCACATTACGCCAAACCCTGAAAGCCATTTCTGATCAAGCCAGCCCGCAAACCGTGGTTGTCCGTGTGGCGGAAGGCGGTACGGAAGAGGGCGAAAAGAGCACCGAAACCAATGTGATCGGCGGCGTGGATGAGAACGGACTTTATACCGGTCTTTATGCTCTGCTGGTTGCTGAAATGCGCGTTGGCGTGAAGCCGCGCATTATTGGCGCTCCGGGGCTGGATACGCTGCCAGTAGCCAACCAAATTGCCATTTTTGCCCGCGAACTGAAGGCATTTGCTTATATCAGTGCCAACGGCTGCAAAACCATTGCCGAGGCCAAAATATACCGTAAGAACTTTATTCAGCGCGAAGTGATGGTGATTTATCCCGACTGGCTGGCCTATGACAGCGAAGCCGAGAGCAACGTTGTGGTGCCCGCACCGGCTTATGCGTTGGGGTTGCGCGCAAAGATTGACGCGGATATTGGCTGGCATAAAACCCTGTCCAACGTGGCGGTCGATGGTGTGCTGGGCACTTCGGCAGATATCTATTTTTCCCTGCAAGGTAAAGACACTGACGCCGACGAGCTGAACAGCAACCACATCACCACGCTGATCAAGCAAAAAGGCTTTCGCTTCTGGGGTTCCCGCACCTGCGAGGAAGAGGTGTTTATTTTCGAAAGCTATACCCGCACCGCGCAGATCCTGATGGATACCATTGCGGAAGCCCATTTTTACTACATCGACAAGCCGTTAACGCCGTCACTGGCGAAAGATGTTATCGACGGTATCAACCGCAAATTGTCGGCCTATGTTACAGCCGGTCGGCTGCTGGGTGCCCGCTGCTGGTATGACACCGACGCCAACAGCACCGACACGCTGAAGCTGGGCAAGTTGACCATTCGCTACAACTACACCCCGGTGCCACCGTTAGAAAATCTGGGGTTGATTCAGGAATTCACCGACGAATATTTCGCGAGTTTTGCGAATGCCGTCAATAGCTAAGGGTTATCACTATGGCATTGCCAAGAAAACTTAAGTATTTCAACGTCTATGTCAATGGCGACAGCTATCTGGGGCAAGCCTCAGAGCTGACACCGCCGAAGCTGACTATTAAGACGGAAGATTATCAGGGCGCAGGTATGCCCGGTTCGGTCGCGGTAGATCTCGGCTTTGAGGCGGGCGCGTTGGATATGGAATTAACCCTCGGTGGGCTGGCCCCTGAATTACTGAAACTGTGGGGCACGCCGACCGCTGACGGGGTGCAGTTCCGCTTTGCTGGCTCCTATCAGGCGGAGGATACCGGCAAGGCTATCCCGCTGGAAATCCAGACGCGCGGCCGTTATACCGAGCACGATCCCGGTAGTGCGAAACAGGGTGATGATACCAGCCATAAATACACGCTGAAAAACACCTACTGCAAGATAGTGGCAAACAACGAAGAACTGTTCGAGTTGGATGTCCTGAACATGATCTACCGAGTGAACGGTGTGGATATGCTGGAACAACACCGCGCTAACATTGGCCTCTAATCTGGGAATTTATTTATGTCGAATACCATTGTTTTACAAACTCCGATCAAGCGCGGCAAGTCAGTTATTAAAGAGGTTTCTTTGACTGGCGCGCTGAAACAGGCCGGTTCCTTACGTGGCCTGAAAATGTACGACATTATTACCACCGATGTTAACGCCCTGATTAAGCTGTTGCCGCGTGTAACTTCTCCAGCCCTGACCGAGATTGAACTGGTCACGATGGATACCTGGGACTTCTCCCAACTGGCGCAAGAGGTTGTTACTTTTTTACAACCAGCCTCGGAGGGGGATTCGACGACCACGGAAACCCCTCCCGCGAATTTGGATTTAGCCAAATAGAAGATGTGATCGCTGATGTCGCTTTTGTTTTTCACTGGTCATTGTCCGATCTCTGGGCAATGACCGTGCCCGACCTTTTAGCCTGGCGTGAGCGTGCTGCGGTACGCTGGGGAACCACGGAAGAATAAGTCATGACTGACCGCAACCTATCGATAAAAGTGGCTTTAGGGGCGGTCAATAATCTGACTCAACCTTTTAATGCTGCTCAGAAAAGTACCGCCGCACTAGGGCGGCAAATCAAAGCCACGCGCGACAATCTGCGCGACTTACCCAAACAGGCCGCCAGTTTCGACAAGTTGGCCGAGTCCAGTAATAAAGCCGCCGCCCGCATTGAGAAATTGCGCCGGGCCTCTGATGCGGTCAAATCCCTCGACAATCCTACCCAGAAGCAGATCGCCGCTGTGCAAAAGTGGGACAGCCGCCTGGGTAAGTTGCAGGAAAAGCAGACCGTTGAAGTGCGGCGACTGGCTGAACTGCGCGCCAGTCTTTACCAGCATGGTGTTTCGGTTGCCAGTAATAGCACCGCCACTGAGCAAATCACCCAGCGTACCGCCCAATATAATCGTCAGTTGCAACTGCAAGAGCAGCGGCTAAAACGGGTGGCAGCGGCGCGGGCCAGCTATGATCGCGGGCAGGAGTTGCGCGGCAAGTTGCAATCCGGCGGCATGACGGCACTTGCCACCGGTGCAGTGATGGCGGCCCCGGTGGCGCTGGCGCTGAAGAGTTACACCGGCATGGAAGATGCCATGAAGGGGGTTGCGAAACAGGTTAATGGCCTGCGGGACGATAACGGCCAGCGCACCGCACAATTTTATGAAATGCAAAACGCCATTAAAGACGCGGCCGAGCAAGCCCCCTTGCCGGGGGGCGCGGCGGACTTTGCCGCATTGGTCGAAGGTGGCGCGCGCATGGGCGTGGCAACCGAGGGTGCCGACTGGGCGCAACAGAAAAAAGAACTGTTGGACTTTGCCAACGTCTCCGCCAAAGCATCTAAAGCCTTTGAACTGCCCGCCGGTGAACTAGCCGAAAGCCTCGGTAAAATCTCCGGGCTGTATAAGATCCCAGCGAAAGATATTGAGCAGTTGGGTGATGCCCTGAACTATCTGGATGATAACGCCCAGTCAAAAGGCGCGGATATCATTGATGTGCTGCAACGCATGGGCGGCGTGGCTGACCGGCTTAACTACAAGCAGGCGGCCGCGCTGGGTTCGACCTTCCTGTCATTGGGGGCGCAGTCTGAAATTGCCGCCAGTGCCGCTAATGCTATGGTGCGCGAACTGTCGATTGCCACCATGCAAAGCGATAAGTTTCTCGCCGGGCTGGATGCGCTGGGCATGGATGAAAGCAAGATAGAAAAGGCGATGTCGGTCGATGCGATGGGCACCATTCGCGAAGTGCTGGGCGCAGTTAAGAAACTGCCCGATGTTGACCGGCTGCGGGTACTCACTCAGCTGTTTGGTAAAGACTTCGGTAAAGATGCCGCCAAGCTGGTGAACAATATCGATGAGTTGGACAGGCAACTCGCCCTGACCAGTTCGGCGGGCGCGAAAGGTTCAATGCAAAAAGAGTCTGATATTGATAAAGACTCAATATCCGCGCAATTGCAGCTGTTGAAATCTGGCGGCGGAAACGCCCTCAGTTCGATGGGGGAAACCTTGCGCGCCCCCATGCTGGAGGTGGTCGAGACATTAAAAAACATGATTGGCGGCGTGCGTCGTTGGGTGGAAGCTAACCCCAAACTGGCAGGCACCATCATGAAAGTGGTGGCGACATTGTCGATTGCTACCATTACGCTGGGTGGATTGGCACTGGCTGCGGCAGCGTTATTGGGGCCGATGTTGGCCCTGCGGCTGGGGTTCTCGTTATTGGCCGGTAACGGAGGATTAGGTTTATTGCTGCCGAAATTTAGCTGGCTAACCGGTGGGATCAGTCGGCTGGTGCCCAACTTATTGCGGGTGTCTCCGGCGCTATTATCCTGGCGTACCAGTGCCAGCGTGGCCGGTTCTGCGCTGGGCGGTTTACGGTCGAAAATGGCGCTATTGGGTTCTAATGCCCAGATGGCACTGTCCAATGCCTCTGGTCGTGCTGGTTCGGCAATGTTTACCGCCTTTAGTCAGCCGGGTGTCGCGCTGGGTCGTCTTGGCAATATGCTGAAATGGGTGGCGACCTCACCACTTCGCTTGTTGGGCAGCATCGGCGGCACGGTGTTTGGTGCGCTGGGGTCTGTGATTGGTTTTCTGTTAAGCCCTATCGGGCTGCTGGTTGCCGCATTGGTCGGGGCTGGCATCCTGATTTATAAATATTGGGAGCCGATAAAGGCATTTTTCAGCGGTTTCTTTACCGGGTTAATCGAAGGGTTAAGACCCGTCAGAGAAGCTTTTGCACCGTTGGCTCCGATTTTTGACGGTATCGGTAGCGCGATTGGTCGGGTGTGGAACTGGTTTACCCAGTTGCTTTCGCCGGTCGAATCGTCGAAAGCCTCGCTGGAAGCGGCAACCAATGCCGGTAAAACCTTTGGCGAGGTGGTTGGCGCGGTGATCAGCGGGTTGTTCTGGCCGGTTGAACAACTGGCGAAGGGGCTAGGCTGGTTACTGGAAAAACTGGGTGCTATCCCGAAAGCAGCGGACGCGGCCAGCGGTGCGGTGGCGGCAATGAATGGGCCAAAAGCGCCGGTGATGTATGAATGGGATCCGGTACTAAAAAAAATGGTGGCAGCAAAATCCGCCTGGTCGTGGAGTCCTGATAAGCCGGTCGCTGGAAACAGCAGCGCTATGGCAAACGCGGCGGCGTCACCGATAGCCAGCAGCCCCACGGCGGCCCCGTCCATTTACGGTGCTGTTGACCGCAGCAAAAAGAAAAAAGGCAACGGTGACAGCCTCGCCAGCAGTTCACCGGCCACAACAGCCGCGGATAACACGCGCGATAAGCTGGGCGATATCGTGTTTAAAAATGTACCGGATTATCTACCGCTGGCCTCACCCTATTTATCCGCCCCGGCAAAAGCAGCGGCACAGCCTGGCCTGTTGGCAAGAATGCAGCAGAGCGCCAGCGATATGCTGGCCCGCACGCGAGACATGATCGCACCGGGGAATGATTTTGACGCGTTATCACTGGCCGGTGATATTCCACAACTGGCGAGAAAACCGCTCAGTGCACAGCGAAACAGTGGCCCGATTTCCTATGAAGGTGATCGCTACGACATCACGATCAAGCTGGAAGGTCAGCAGGCGGCCAGCATAGATGAGAATAAACTGGTCAATATGCTGTATGACAAAATCGCCACGCTACAGCGCCAGAAAGAGTCCCGCCGCCGTTCCACCTTTACCGACAGGGAGCAGTAATCATGATGATGGTTTTCGGGTTGTTTGTGTTTGAACTGCGCACTGCGCCTTATCAGAATCTGGGGCAGGAGAGCAGCTTCCGGCACGTCAATAACAGTCGGGTAGGCAAGTCGCCACGCTATCAATATATCGGCCCCGGCGAAGATAAAATTACGCTGGGTGGGACGCTGTACCCAGAAGTGACCGGCGGCGATGTATCGCTGGCAGCACTGCGCACCATGGCCTACACCGGCAAAGCCTACCCGCTAATCGAAGGCACCGGCGGGATTTATGGCATGTTTGTGATAACCGGCATCAGCGAAACCCGCACCGAGTTTTTTAAGGACGGCAAGGCGAGGAAGATTGAGTTTTCACTTAGTCTGGAAAAAGTCAGCGAGGATTTACGCGAAATGCTGGCTGATGTGGATCTGGGGTTCGGTTTTTTGTAATACCAGGGAACACAGTTGGCTTTATCTGTACTGCAGCAACAAAACACCCGCTATTTATGCGGGCTTTTTGTTTGCTACTTATGACGTTATAGCGCGTCGCTCTCCAGCTGGAATGTATTTGTATATAGTTTTGGGGGATACATCAATAATCAAAGCCACTTGATGCAGTGTCGCGCCCTGCGCAAACATACGCCTGGCCCGCGCAATCACTTCAGTTGTCATTATCCTACGACGCCCACCAATCCGCCCTTCGACTCTAGCTGCTGCAAGCCCAGCAAGGGTGCGCTCCACTATTAATTCGCGTTCCATCTCAGCCAGCGCAGACATAACATGAAAGAAAAAACGACCCATAGCAGTACTGGTATCAATGCTATCGGTCAAACTGCGAAAATGCACACCACGGCTTTTTAACTCTTCTATCAGTGCAATTAGGTGGCGAACACTGCGCCCTAATCGATCGAGTTTCCACACAACCAATGTATCTCCCTCGGACATGGCACGCATTGCACGTTTTAAGCCCGGTCGGTCTGACGATTTCCCGCTTATTTTATCCTCAAAAATCTGTACGCAATTCGCACTAATCAATGCATTGCGTTGTAACTCTGTATTCTGGTCACTTGTTGACACCCTGATATAGCCTATAAGCACCTTATTTCCCTCATAAAATAAGTTAAGTTTGTCGCAGGTAAGCTATAGGAAAAATGAACCAGTAAATATCTAAGTCTAAAAAACCTTGGTTTAGGCGACATCAGCACTAGGCTGCCAAAATTTATAATTTTATACCCTGATGGTACTGAATCCGCACCGGCAATAATGACTAAAAATATAAGAAAAGCCATTGCAAATCCTTTCCCCGGTAGACGAGTTGAAGCATTAGTTGAGGTTCTAATTGCAGGGCAATGGGGAGCGACGGGATGGCTTTATAACCCCAATGTGGCTGGTTTTGGTAGTGGCATTTCCGCATACCCATACGGTTCCAACTCATCAGATGATTTTATAATAATTCAATCTGGTGGGTTAGAAGTTACAACAAGTAGCTCAAGCGCAGGGAACCCGCACGGAATTAGCGCGCAAGTAACATCAGCCCCTTATCGCATAAGAATTAAAACGGTGAATTAATGAATAAATATTATGGAAAAAAAGATGATTCAACGGAGTTTTCATTTGAATCAGGGTTAGCTATTGATACCAAAGGCTGGATATTAATGTCTGGCTCGCGCCCAACACCAGAGCATATTGCTAATGAGGGCGGCGAGTGGGTACTTACTGATACTCTGCCTGAAACTATATAGATAGATAAAATATACCGGGTAATTAAGCCCGGTGTATTAATTATTTTGGCGATTCTGGCCACTCGATACTCGGCGCTTTTGATATATCAATCCGCATCAAAGCAACTCGATATTTACGCCACTCCGCAAGATCTGCTATTTCCTTTTCGCTGGCGCTGCCATCATCGACAGTATCTTGACGCCATTCAATTTCTGAATCAGCAACCGATTTTAACTGGCTCTTTTTAGCATTAACACTCTCGACTAATTCCTCGTGGGTTGGGGGGGGCAAATCGACCCATGCGGGCCTCCCTATAGCAACACCTAATATTTTTCCAATGGGGGGTAATTGTCGCCAGTAAGTGCCTAACTCTTCATCAGTAACGACAACAAGATTATTTGAAATTTCTGGAGGGTAACTTTCATCTTGAACCATATAGTCAGGAATGAACGTTATTAATGATGGACTAAATAATGCTTTCATATCAGTATCCTACTGCAAAATAATCGACAGAAATTGCAATGCGTGTTGTTGCGTTAGTCCAGCCAGATAGAGCGAAACTTGAAAGAGATTTACTGGCATATGCTGCCCATGCGCCATTGGTATAACTGTTGTTTTGTGATGGATGGATACCCAACACCTTGTTGGGGAATGGAATAGGAAATGTCACTATGGTATCGCCTGATGCTAAGGTTGTTGCGGTGCCAAATTGAACAATAAAGCCACCGGGAACATCAGGAATTCGAATATAGTCATTCGCGGTGAATGTTCTTTTGCCAAAGATACTAATTAGCCCAACCAGCGAAACCAGCTTATCCGCAGTTCCCACCTGCATTTCCGCATTAGTTGCAATGCCCTTTTTAGCCGCGTCGCCTAAACCAAGGTTTTCGAGAAAGGTCGCCACATTCGCAATATCGCTACCATTTTTGGCCTTATCCATTTTTCCGGCCAAGGCATTGGTCATGGTGGTAGCAAAATTAGGGTCATTGCCCAGTGCGTCGGCCAACTCTTTCAGCGTATCGAGTGCCGCCGGTGAGGATGCGACCAATGCAGCAATGGCTGCCTGGACAAACGCGGTATTCGCAAGTTGTTGGGTATTACTTCCTGCTCCGGCTGTTGGGGTTGTTGGTGTGCCGGTCAGTACCGGACTGGCAAGCGGTGCATAGTCTGCAAGCGCCAATTTAATATGTGCCGTGGTTGCCAGTTGTGTGCTGTTATCGGTTTTTGCCGCTGTGGGGGCGGTGGGCTTACCAGTCAATGCGGGGCTAGCTTTTGGGGCATATTGTGAATGCGGATCAGCTGCTGCTAAATGCGCAACCATCAACCCATCAGCATAGGATTTAACCTCAATTGCTTTATCGTCTGCATATTTGCGCGTTGCCAGCACTACTGACGGATCAATTTTTAATGTGACCGCTTCGGTACTACTGACAATTAACACCATGCGCACGGTTTGTGTGCGGCCGCTGCCTTCCTGCAACTGGGGTTTATAGGTTTCCGGGCAGTTGGCAATGGCAATTAATACGCCGTCTTTATCAAACAGCCCAATTTCACGTATCCACCAACCGCCGTCCGTTTCCGGAATAACTTGTTCTGCGATTATCTGGCTACTGTTGGCCGCATCGACACTTAATGAGTTCAATGCGGCGCGGCGTTTCTCGCCAATCAGCTGCGTTTGTGCAGCGTTCGGCAGGGGTAATACGCCGCCGCCATCCCCAACAGCCATATGAGTGATCTGTAATTGCGTGCCGAGGGCCGTTGCGTTTGCCAGTTTGGCCGCCCCCAGATTGGTCAGTATGGCAAAGAATTTTGTGGTCATGGGTTCACGCTCACGCTGTCAATAAGATGAAGTGTGCCGCCGGTGTAGTGTTGGCCGGTCACAGTAATGGTTTCAGGTAAATAGGGGTAAACGGTCAGCTCGTCGCCGTCGTAACTGGCAGCGCTGACAGGGATTGTGCCGGAGACATCCAGATTGATGGACAGGCCAATCAGATGGCGGCTGCATGGCTTGGCATCAACAATCAATCGTTCCAGCTCAAAATACATTTCATCGGTAATGCCGGTTTCCAACACGCCAACATCAAGGCGAAAGGTGCCGGGCGTTTCACCGGTTTTCCACCATTCGGTTACTCGAATAAGGTAGCCGAGCGGTTCAACCACACGGCGTAATGCGCCAATGGTGCCCTTGCGTTTGTGCACGTAAGCCGAAGATTTCACCACCGCACGTTTGGTGGCTTCCGGCCAGCTTTCATCCCAGCGATCAACCGACCACGCCCACGCCAGATAGGGCAGCAACGGCAGTGGGCACAGGTCAGCATTCCATAACTGGCGTAGTGGCACCGGCACATTCCCCAATTGCGAGCAGGCTTGTGCGGCGGCGATTTCCAACGGGGATGATCCGGCCGGTAGCAGGCGGTTATTCATCCGTTCCCCCAACCGTCAGCACGGCGCGGGTACAGTAGGCGGCTTGTGTTTTGTCGAGCACCACGTCAGCGGTCGGTGCATTCAGCTCAACACGTTGCACCCCTTCAACATGCAACGCAGCATAAATAGCAGAAGTGCGGATATCGCGACCAAGGCGTCGTTGGGTATTGATGTAAGAATCCAGTTTCATCTGCGCGGCGGCACGTACCGGTTCGGCTTCCGGCCCCGGATAGATATAGAGCACAGCGTCAATCTGGTAATCCACAATTGCAGCGGATTGCACGGTGACGCGGTCAGCCACCGGTCGCACATCCTCGTCATTCAGCGCGGCGCGGACGATGTCGAGTAACTCCGGCGAGGCTTCGCCATTTCCGGCCCGCGCCAGCACGGTAACGGTGACACAGGCAGGTGACGGACTCAGCGCCGAGGCATCCGCAACCCGTCCGTCAGCACTGCGGGCGTGGGCTTCATAGGCTCCGGTAGGCCCGGCAACACTCAGGGCTTCAAAGGCTTGCGGAATCCGCAGGCGAAAATCAGTATCAGACTCCATCACGGCGGCAATGGGCGGAATGGCATCCGGATCGGCGGGCGTGATAATCAGGCGTTGAACGTTATTGTTAGCCCCCAACTGGTCTAAGTCGCTGCCATGGGCATAGGCCACCATCACCGCCTGCGCCGCCTCGTTAACCCGCTGGCGCAATACAAGTTCACGGTAGGTATTTTCTTGCAATAGCTTGACCAGCGGCTCGGACTCTAACGATAAGGTGCGGGTGATGGCCGCCTGCTCGTCAACGGGATAGAGGGCGATCAGTTCCGCCTTGCGTTCAGCGAGTAGGGTTTCATAATCCAGTGCTTCCACCGCCAGCGGGGCGGGCAGTTGTGACAGGTCGATGGTGCTCACGCATTACCTCCTACAGCGATAGCCAGATTAAAGGTATCAGCCAAATCAGTGCGCTGGCCGTGAAGCTCAAGTGTCATCTTGCCCGCTTTCGGCTCATTTAATATCACGCGGGTAAGTACCACACGCGGTTCCCAACGCATGATCGCGCTGTAGGCTGCCGACATGGCTTTTAGCCGTAACACCGGATTCTGTGGGGCGTCAATCAGGTCAGACAGCAATGAGCCATAGCCCCGGCGCATGCACCGCGTGGTGGTCGGTGTGGTGACGATGTCGGTGATCGACTGGGTAATATGCTCCATATCGGTAATGCGTCGGCCGGTTTGGGCATTCATGCCTAAATACATCATTTGTTTGGCCCATAGGTATTGCTACCGCCGCGCTGTACGCCGCCGTGGTCATGGCTATCAATCACTACTCCATTGGATGAGAATGAGCCACCGGAGTGCTGAATGTCGCCGGACATCTCACCGCCACCGGTCACATTCAGCGTGGCCGTGGTCAGATTTTGGGTACATTCCACAATGGGCGTATCCAGTGTGATTTTTACAGAGGCGGAACAGGTGATTTCTGGCGCAGTGGCCTGGATGGATTTACCCGCATTAAGGGTGGCAGTTTTAATGCCGCTGGCTTTCAGTGCGCCAGTGTCGGCGTTGTACTCAATCACTGCGCCGTCGGGGTAGGTAGCGTGCTGGGTATTGGCGGTTTTAATCGGAGTCGAGGCGCTTTTTTGATACAGGGCCGCAATGATCACACCGGCGGATAACTCGCCGCCAGCAGCCAGAATAATGACCTGTTCCCCTTCGGTCGGCGGCCACCATGTGCGGGCATTTCCGGCGCGACGGACAGACCACGGCAACCAGTCGGTCAGTAATTCACCGCAGCGCACGCGGGCTTTGGGCGGATCAAGGGCCAAATTCACCTGTTCCACGATACCGAAACGGATCAGATTCATTATCAGGCGATAGATTTCGGCGTTGGTCATGGCGGTCAATACTCGTTATTCAGCGTAACGGTATTGTTTACGCGCGCGGGCAGGGGCGCAACGCGCGGCAGTTGTAGGGGGACTGTGACAACTTTTTTATGGCTGGGCGATAAAATCAAATACCTGATTGAGGACGTTATCGCTGTCTTTGGTGGTGATACCGAGCAATTGACGGGCGGGGTAATCCGCTTTCACATAGGGGTTCACCTGGTCAGTGCCGCCGTACTGGTGTATCTGGGCAATTTTAGCCGCGACACCGGTATAACCGGCACCGGCAGAATCGGGTAGTGCCTGAAGGCGCAGAAAGGTGGCATTACGCAAACGGCGAAACATCGGCTGCTTTTTACTGGTGCGTTTGGTGGTGGCTTCAGCTTCCACCGATAAAAACCGGTCAATATCAACGCGGTTAAAGGTACGGATAGCATTACGGTCGTTATCCCAACCGGTTATCTGGCGCTTATTGCCTGACCAGTTTTTCAGGTCGCGCACCGAACCCTGATAGATAAAACGCAGGCGTTTTTGCACAGTTTTGATGCTGTCTTTGCGTTTGGTGTACGGGGAACCGTCCGCGTTTAACTGTTGGCGAATACGTTGTTGCTGACCGCGGCGCAGGGTAATGGAAATGTCCCGGCTCAGCTTGTGCCGCGCGCCCGATTTCCCGCGATTAATCAGGCGCTGCAAGTACTCTTCTAACTCCTGAAATTCGTTATCCATAGTGCCTCTTTCTGTCTGTGTCCAACACAGTCATTTTGTCTGTGCTCGATATCAGCCCGCCCAAGGGGTGTTGGCGGCGGCGTGTTCCCAAGCTGCCAGCATGTCGCTACGCGGGTCGGTGGGTTCGTCAAGGTGGGTTAACTCCAACCGGTCATTCACGTCCGCCACTCTGACCGCTTCGGTTAGCTCGATGTGCAGCACAATATCGGCGGTGGCGTTATTGAGAATATCGGCTTCAAAGTTAAAGCCGGTTTTGCGCCGGTCGGGATTGAAAATTAAATCCGGCTGATGGCGGTGTATCCACAGCATTGCGGGCAATGTCACTGTATCCATGCTGTAGGGGTAATCCATCACGATAACGTGCACGGTATAGCGGTATTCGAATGACAGGGACTTTTGCCCGGTGGCGACGATTGTCCCTTTATCCAACCAAATAGCCAGCTTGTCGGGATTTTCCCGCAAATAAGGCACCGCCTGGCTCAGTGCGGCTCGCAGCAGATTAGGCTTTAACATCGGGTGTTCCTTGCTGGCAGGCGAGCACGGTATCAACCTGCGCCGCGCAGGCGTGTAATGCGGCCTCAAGGCGGTCTATATCGTCGTTTAAATCACTGTTAGTTTGCGGTTCCGCCGCTGGAAACTGGCAAGGTGTGACTTTCGGACAGCCATTGACGGTAATCTGCGGCCCCAGTGATGGCGGGGCGTCGGCGCAACCGGATAATATCATCAGGCAAGGGAGTATCAGCCCAGCGGCGTAACGTTTCATTTTCACGGTATAACCTCTTTAGTTGGCTGTTACGTTGCGCCAGCAACTGATCCGCGCTGGCAACCTGTTGGCGTAATTGTGCCTGCGCCTGATTGTTGGCATTGGCGGTCAATGCCAGGGCAATAAGTTGACCGCCTTTGCTGGCTATATCTGCCGCTTGTTGGTCAATCAATGTCTGACGGGCCTCGGCTAACCGGTGAGTCTGTACGCCACTGATAACCAGCAACGCGCCGACAATCGGCCAGACCAATGATGCTGCATTGAAAGTTGGCATAGTGTTAGCCCGGATATTGACGGGCGGGCAATTGAAAATGCGGGCCGTCTTTAAAGGTTGTCCAGTTACCGCCCCATTCCACGGTGATCCCCAACTCGGCAGCAGCCTGTTTCACTGCTTCGGCCATCGGGCGGAAATATTGCCAATCCCAACTCACCTTACCGTTAGGCAATGGCACAATATCGACCGCGTGGCCGGTTAAGTGTCGGCTGTTTAGCGTCTGACTGGCACCGGTTTTGACCAGTTCACGCTGGCGTTCCAATGTGCGGCGGCCTTCAATCACCTTAAAATCAATCGGTGTCAGTTCCAGCGCCCGACGCACGACTTTAACCAGATCAGGATGTACACCAATCAGATTGCTTTCACTGACCTTGCCGAATATAAATTTATTGTTTGGCATCAGGGGTTCCCGCCTTTTTGTTCATGATTTTAAATACCAGCTCACGGATAGCCTGCAAGCCAATAAGCCCTATCAGGCAACTGATAAAGATTTCCACTTTTCCGGCGGCGACTTGGGTTAATGCACCATTTAGCCAGGGAATGGCGTCAATCGCGCGGATCAGCATCGGGGAAATCACCGGGCCAATATTGACGCCAACAAGACCACAGACCACTCCTTCGCCAATGCCTTCGCGCAACTTACCACCGCCCCAGACCACGCGGCGGAACGCCACAATAAAGCCGACAAAAAAACCATTTATCGTGGTTGAATGGGCGGAATAAAAATCCACCATCGCGCCTATCCAGCGCGGATCTTTTTCTGGCATTTTCATGTCCGTTACCCCCTTTGGGGAGTCGTAGCTGTGGCGATTAGTCCCACAGTTGAATAATGGTTTTTTGCGCCGGTTCGGTGGTGTTCGGCAACTCCAGCCAGTGGCCTGTTGGCAGTACTGGCCCCAGCTCGGCCAGCCCCGGATTCGCCTGATAAACCGCTTCGGTAACACCTTCGGTGCGGCCGTAATGACGCCAGCACAGCGCATCAACGGTGTCATACTGTTGAGCCTGAATGCGCATTTACACCAACTCGGCAATGCCGCGTTCACGGCCTTGTACATCACTGATGGCCCAGCGGGCATCGCGCCACAGGTCGGTGATTTGCGGATCAAGGGCATCCGCCCGTTTATTGCCGTCGCCGGTGGTGTCCATATCGCGATAGCGTTCGGTCAGATTGGCCTTAGCATGGCAGTAGACCGCACGGCGGTAGCGCTGCACCCGTATGGATTCGCCCGCGACCTCTTCCGCCTCGACATCTTCCAGCGTCATCACGCCAGCGGCTTCCTGTTCGCTACGCCATGCCCGCAACTGGCCGTTGGTGTTACTGATAGCCTCAATAACAGCTTCTTTCAGGCGTTCGGTGGTGACATTGCCATCCAGTCGCATCACTTTACGCATATGGTTTAGCGATATTTCCGGCCAAAACGCAGCGCTGGTTATTGTGACGTCCGGCCCCTCAGGTGGGCTTGTCGGGTGTACCGGCTCAGTGGCTAGTAGGCTCATATCATCACCATCAATAAAATGGGCGGTGGACGCGGTTATCAGGGGTAAACCTCATTTCCGCGTGCCGCCCGACGTGCGGGGCACGATTCAGGGGGTGCGCTTAGCGCGCGCCGTGTTTGTTTTGGCTTTGGCTGCCGGTTTTTTGGCAGCGGTAGCGGATTTAGTTTTACTGGCCGGTTTCGCCGCTGTGCTGGCGGGGGCTTCTTCGGTAACGACTGGCGTATCAGACAATGCGACGGCTACGTCAGCACCCGCGACCGTGATAGCGTCGGTTGCTGTGGTCTGCTCGGTATCGGTTACGCCACTGCCTTCCGCGCTGGCAGCGCCTGCCGCAATCAGTGCGGCTTTTTTCAGGTTCCGTTCCAGTACTTCAATATCCTTTTTCACGCCAGCATCTTTATGCGCGGCTAAAGCACGTTGCAACCAGATAAGGGCGGATGCCTGATCAGCCAAATTGGTGCTTTCACGCTGGGTATAACCAATCGCTTTAAGCAGTTTGGCACGGGCTTCGTCCGGCATATCTTTATCTGCCGTCAGCTCGTGCAGGCGCAGCAAAATATCAATCTCAATCGCCGGATTATCGGTTGCCGCACCTTTAAAGCGCAGTAATGCGGCTTCTGACACTTGATCGACAATGAAACAGGCGGCTGTACGTTGGTATTTGTCAGCCATTGGCAGGTTATGGCCGATCACATATTCAGCCAGGCGCAGTGCGTCACGGTATAACCCGGCATCCACCGACCACACCATGCAGGTAGTGACAATCTCGTCACTTTGACCGCTGTTGGCACTCAGGACGCCGTCGATCCAGCCGTCGTAGGCGGGCAGCATTTCCCGCTTCATGCTGGCGCGGGTGATATGTGACTGGAATTGTGATAGACGGCGCTGATCAATGCGCAACCGGTAAAGCTGTTGTTCGTAGGCGGAGCCTTGCACCACGTCTTCCTTGGTGCCGCGCCGTTCTGCCATCACTTTGTCGTAATGGCGCTGTGCTGGAGTTAACATCATGCCCCCTAGGCGTAATGGGGCGGCAGAGCCGCCCGCAGGTAATGACCGACCGTTAAACCGGCTCGCCGGCTTTAATGCCTTCAATCAGGCAGCCCAAACCGTAATCCTCAATGCAGAATGCTTCATTGTCGGATTCATAGGTGGTGACGCGGTTAAATTCCGGTTCTTCCTTAATGGTGCGGCGATGCGTCCCTTCCTGCACGTAGATAGACAGGTTTTCAAAGGTGGTGATCATCATGGCGTTAGCTGGGAAGTGCGGGGCGCGGTAGGTCTGCATGCCGCCGATTTGCTTCTGAGATACCAGCATCTGACCGGCCAGCGCTTCGGTGTGGGGATTACTGCCGCTGACAGTGTTCAGCACTGGGAAATACTTATCTGCCAGCAGTTTGCGACCGCAGATAACAATCAGACCGGTGTCTTCCTGATACCATGGGTCGATCAGACTGTTGACCGCATCAAAGGCCAGTGCATCGAGGTTGCCGTAAGCCCCCTTGGTGATGAGTTTGTTCTCTTCATCGCGGGTAGAAACGGAGACATCACCCATTACACGCTGAGGGGCAAACAGGCGGTACTTTTGCAGCCAGCCAATATTAACGTCCTGCAACAGTGGATTAGTGGCAAAATCAGACTTAGCCGCTACCGTGAGGCCATTAAAGCCCACCATGATGCGATCCAGTGCACGCCGCAGAATAATCTGGTTGGTGACGCGGTTTTTAAAGTCACGCTTACCGGCCCACGCATCCAGACGGGCATAACTGATATAGGTATCAGAGTTAGTCTGTTCACAGCGATAGGTGCCGTTATCTTCAATAGTTTCCGGTGAATTTGGCTCACGGCGGACGGTATTGGAGGTGTTACGGCTGGCAATTGGACTACTGACGCCGATACCGACACGCTGGCCTTCCTGCTCTGGCACGATATGCACGTTAATGCGCTTCAGAAGGTCACTGGCTTCCTGAATCTTGTTTTCCAGCGTCTGAGCAACCGCCGGGGCTACGGTGAATTGTTTGGTGACGCGATCCAGCGGCAGACTGTTAAGTCGGGCTTGTGCGGACAGGTATTCGTCCCATTTATCACGTGTTTCATTTCTCATGTTCTTCATTCCTGTGCATTCAATAGGGCGGTTTAGCAGTCGATAACGTCGTCAGCGCTGCCTTCCGGGCCACCTTTGGCGGGTGGTCGCTGGTTGAACTGACTATCTTCGGATTGCAACTTGGTTGTCACTGTTGTGAGCGAGATCGACAACTGGGATACCTGACTTTTCAGGTCAGTAATTTCCCGCTGATTGGCGGCAAACTGCTGCTGATTTTCCAGTACGGTTTTCTGACTCTCGGCAATCAGTTGCACGGCCTGGCGAATATCGTCGAGATTGCCGTCGGTTTTCTTTTCTGCACCAAACAGCAATTCTTTGATTTTGGCGGTGAATTTCTTGCTGGTGTCGTCCGCTAGCTGCACCTCTTCGAACTCAATAAACGTTTCTTCCAGTGCGGTAAACAGGCAATCAGGGGATTGTTTGCGACCGGCCAGCGGGTTTGGTTTGGACTCAGCAACTTGCTTGGCGCAGAACTGAAGTAGTTCAGTGCCTAAGCTGGCGGGATCGTCAGTCAGCGCCAGTCCCTTCAAGTAGGCTCGGCCACTGGTGGCAAAGTTCGGATCGAACTGAATAGAGCTGTAAACCTTCTGGCGGCCCTTGTTCAGTGTCAGTAATTCGTCGGTCGGATCAATCTGGGCGAACAGCGCCAGCTTGCCTTTGAGCGCACCCTCGGCGATTTCTTCCGTTTTTACGGCGGTGATATCGCCATAACAGCGGAATACGCTATCGGGATAGGGGCTTTTATAGTGTTCCAGATCCACGCGGGCACCGTAGACCTTGGGGTCATAAGTGAGTGCAATGTCGAGCAGATCCTGACGGTTAATAACGCGGCCATCAGTGGTTGCCCCTTCAACGGCAACGCGGAAAAACTTGGATAATTTAGGCATAGAACAGTGCTCCGGGTATCAGCAATCGGTGTGCAGTAAGCAGCGGACACCATCATCACCCCAGCACCTAAACCCGCGCAAAGCCTTGTTATTGTAAGAGACCTGCTACAACTTTATCCCCTCGCCGCCAGTCACGCGGGCGCGATAGCCTAGCCTCATGAGCAAATTAGCCCCCGATTCTGCCCGCGATGCCCGTAGTCTTTACTGGCAGGGATACCAGATATCCCACATCGCCAAGTTGACCGGTTTCAACGTGCACACGCTGTATTCACGGCGTAAACGTGAGAACTGGGACAAAACCGCGCCCCTTGACCGGGTGCGCTTTACCACTGAAGCCCGTTACAACCAACTGATTGATAAAGCCGATAAGAGTGGGCGGGATTTTAAAGAAATAGATTTGCTGGCGCGCCAACTTGTGCGCTTTGACCGTCAGCTAAATAACGAGGGTGGCGAAGGGCGCAAGAAACAGCCGAAAAACCACTTCACTGACGAGCAGATCGCGCAACTGAGAACGCGGTTTTACGATCGGCTTTATGAGCACCAAAAGCGCTGGTACAAAGCCAAAAGTCTGGCGGTTACTATCAGGAATATCCTCAAGTCGCGCCAGATTGGGGCGACTTGGTATTTTTCCCGCGAAGCCTTGGTTGACGCACTGGAAACCGGCCGCAATCAGATATTTCTATCGGCATCCCGCGCCCAAGCGCATCAGTTCAAGCGGTTTATTATCAAGTTTGCCGCCGAGGTGGGTGTCGAGCTGAAGGGCGATCCCATCATGCTATCCAACGGGGCCGAGCTGCATTTCCTTGGCACCTCGGCAGCGTCGGCGCAGTCGTATACCGGCAATCTGTATTTCGATGAATATTTCTGGACGAGTAATTTTATCAACCTGCGCAGTGTAGCCGCCGGTATGGCGACGCAAACAGGACTGATAGAAACCTATTTCTCCACCGTTTCCAGTGAAGAACACGAAGCCTGGCGCTTCTGGTCGGGCGACCTGTTTAATGACGGCCGCAAAAAAGCGGAACAGGTCAACATTGATGTTACCCACAAGAACCTAAAAAACGGCAAGATTTGCGCGGATATGCAATGGAAGCAGGTTGTGACCGTTAAAGATGCCGCCGCGTTGGGCTTTGACCGCATTGACGTTGACGATCTGATCGCCAAAAAATCCCCGGATGAATTCAACAACCTGTACATGTGTCAGCCCATCACCAACGGTGAGCGGCCGTTCTCATACAGTGAGCTGATTAATTGCGGCGTGGATGGCTGGAACGCGGATGTGTGGGACGACTGGCGGCCGTATTCACCGCGGCCATTGGGCAATACGCCGGTGTGGATTGGTTACGACCCCAACGGGGAAGGCGAAGGAGGGGACAGTGCCGGACTGGTCGCTATCGCCCCGCCACAGGTCGAAGGGGGCAAGTTCCGCGTGCTGGAAGCCATTCAATTGCGTGGAATGCCGTTTGAACTTCAGGCGGAGGAAATCAGGAAAATGACCCAGCGCTATAACGTGCAGTTTATCGGTATTGACGGTACTGGTATTGGTGGGGCTGTACATACGATTGTGCAGGGGTTCTTCCCTACGGCTGTGAAATTCGTCTACAGCATCAGCGTGAAAGCTGGCCTGGTACTCAAGGCGCAAATGGTCATGCGTCGGGGCCGTTTTGAGTATGACGCTGGGCTAAGTGTGATTGCTCAATCCTTTATGACTATCCGTAAATCAGTGACACCGGGCGGAATGGTGACCTACGTGTCCGACCGTTCCAAAGGGGCCAGTCACGGCGACGTGGCCTGGGCTATCATGCATGCATTGCAAAACGAACCGATTGGCGCAGAAACCGGTAGCACCGGCGGCGGCTTTGTTCAGGAGTTTTAACCGTGGAAATGAATACAACTTTACCCGCAGCAGTCACGACGGGAGCACCGCCAGCCCAGCAACCTATATCGGCGATGGAATCCTTTACTTTTGGCGACCCGACACCGGTATTGGATCAGCGCGACTTATTGGATTGCATGGAGTGCGCCCGCAATGGCGATTGGTACGAGACGCCGATCAGTTTTTACGGGTTAGCCCGTATTTTTCACTCGGCCATTCACCACCAATCACCACTCAATTTTAAACGCCGCGTGTTGATGAGTTGCTACCGGCCGCACCCGTTGCTGTCCCGCGCTGATGCCGGGGCATTCGTGCAGGATTTTCTGGTGTTCGGCAATGCCTATCTTGAACTGCGCAAGAATCGACTGGGCGGCCCGCTGGCGCTGAAGCATGTCCCAGCTAAGTACATGCGGCGTGGGAGCAATCTGGATCAGTATTGGTTTGTGACCTACGAGAAAGAGGATTATGCCTTTGCGCCTGGCGCGGTGTACCATCTGGCCGAGCCGGATATCCATCAGGAAATTTACGGCTTGCCGGGGTATCTGGCCGCCATCCCGTCGGCGTTGCTCAATGAGGATGCTACGCTGTTCCGACGCAAGTATTACATTAACGGCAGTCATGCTGGGGTGATTGTCTATCTGTCTGACGCCATGCAAAACGATACCGACGTGCAGGCGTTAAGGCGCACTCTGACCGACGCCAGAGGGAAGGGGGCATTCAAGAACGTATTTGTGTACGCGGCAGGCGGGAAGAAAGACGGCCTGCAAATCATGCCCTTCAGTGAGATAACCGCCAAAGATGAGTTTAACGGTATCAAGAACGTGACCCGCGATGATTTGCTGGCCGCACACCGTGTGCCGCCGCAACTCATGGGGATCATGCCAACCAATACCAGTGGCTTTGGGGATGTTGAGAAGGCGGCGAAGGTGTTCGCTATCAACGAACTGTATCCCATCATGGAAGATCTAAAATCCCTGAATGACTGGCTGGGCGTGGACGTATTCCAGTTTAACCCCTACGCACTGGCCGAAGTCAAAGCCTGACCCACCGATTCATTCAATAATTTTCATTCATACCCACACCGGCGCACCCTGCGCCGCGTGCACTTCCCCCATCACGCTATAACGCGCTGTGCGGCCCATAGTGAGGCGCACGCCTCACGCACCCGATCACGACACCCATCACACGAATGCACATCACCATGACCCACAAGCAGCGAATCAGCCGGAGGTGCCTGACCTCCCCTAGACCCTTCAGCGCGCGATTGTCTCCCCTCCACGCCTGCACGCAAAAAGGGTCGCTTTTTGTGCATTTGTGCAAGTGGCGACAGGCCGCGCCGGTTCTGGGCTGGAAGGGGGGAAATAGCATCAAAAATATTGTGCAATTTTACGCGGGATTTAGGAGTGTTTTTGTGTATACAAAAAACTCTGTTAGAGCGGAAAGCATTGCGAATTACAAAGGTTTTTGTCATATCAACCCATCAACTAAAGTTAGCCCTTTAAAATCCCATGGAAATTGCAACCTTCCATAGAAATAACCTTATGAACATCTCCACTTTGTGATCTTAGTAATATTATTCCTATTCATTCATTGGTCTTTTTTGATATTGGCTTGTTTTATTACTTTAAAGCACTGTAAAGTCATTAATAATAAAATTCCTAATAAACGTCTCAATACATTTTTTATGAGATGTTAATCCTTAAATCACAGAGTAAAGTTTTACTTAAAATAAAAGGAAATGAGATGGTAGAGTATAAAGAGATCGTTGGTGTACATGAGTATTTGACAAGTTATTATGAAAACTCAGAGGATCCAATATCTCCTCCTGGAGTTAAAAGCATAGAACTATTAGAGTCAGCAATTGCACGCCCTTTCATGTCAGTTAACGGGAGAGATGCATATCCAGAAGTCATGGATAAAGCTGCTGTTCTATTCCATGCCATCATATCTAATCATACTTTTCATAATGGAAATAAGAGAGTCGCATTACTTATAACAATGTGTTTTTTAGATAACAATGGGTATTGGCTAGACAAATGCAGCGATATAGAATTATATGACTTCACTAGGAAAACTGCAGCTCATGAAATAACTGCTAATCGAAAGGATGAATTTAAAACAATAAAGGCTTTTATAAAGAAAAACTCAAGGAAAAGAAAATATGAAGATCAACCTTTAAACTTCTTATCTCTATCGCATCACTTAAGTAATGCTGGATTTTCCATTGAAGATGATAATGACTTTTATGAGATTACTAAAAATGGTAAGCGTTATACAAAGATACTTAAAAAAGGTGGTTCAGGCAAAGAGCATTATGATGCTCCATATATAAAATCTTTACGGAAAAAACTGCAACTTACACCAACAAATGGCTGGGATAGTATGAGGTTTTATCAAGTTTCACCGTCACTTACGGAGAATATTGGTGAGCTCATAAAACTTAGAGGCGCTGTTTTGGATTGGTTGGCTAAAATATAACTTAGTTAGCATAACGATAATTAGTTAATGTAGCTGCTACGGATTTATACTTTAGTAGCAGCTATTTAATATTATTGAAGGGAATTTAACTTAGTCGCCAAATAATATTTTTGCAGCTATTTTAATTTCTTTGGAATGATTACTATCGTGGTCATTCTGTTTACCATGTTTGGTATACATAAAAATTTATCCTTTTACAACACGAAAACCGACCAGTACCGAATCATCATCGTAATCCGCGCCTATTATGCCGCCTTCCACCATAGCGTTAATCACGCCAACCATGCCGACACGCATCACGCCATCTATCTTGCCGCACATCGCCGTGCTATCAGTGGCGAAACGGTCAGAGCACCTCACGCGATAGCTAGCCAGCGTTGTGATCGCGGTCGGATCTAAAATTAATAATTCATTAAGGATTTCAACCGCTTTATTTGCATTAATCATTTTGATTCTCCAACTTTGATAAATTGTCATCCTGATGAACTGTCATAAGTTCCGACAGAATAGCCAGGCGTTCGGATGCAGGTAACGCCCGGTATTTTTTTGCCCATCGCTCGGCTTTGCGCTTGATTCGCTGCCGGTCGATGTAATCTTTACCCGCGAATGCAGCGCTGTAGGCTGCGCCCTCCGGGTAATTCATCCATATTTTTTCTGTGCGTACGCCGCCGCGCGTCATGACGGTAAATTCATAGGTGCGCCAATCACCCAGCAACTCATCGTAAAGCGCTGACGGATAGCCAGAAATCATCACGCAGGCCGGTATCGCGCGCAGAGTAGCTATCAGTTGGCGGTGATCTTCAACGGTATATTCATTGCGGTAACGGGTAAGACTGGTTCGGGTTTGATGCAGATAGGGAGGGTCAGCATAGACAAACACCCGGCCAGCAGTTGCATAATCAAACTGTTTAAGAAAATCGACGGCGTCGCATTGTTTAAGGTGTATTTGTGGCGCTTCACCTTGCGGCCAGCGGGCGCGAGTTAATAAAAATGCGTTATCGTCGAGATCAATACCGATATCCCGCACCGCGCGAGGCTTATAAAACATCACCGCGCCGCTGCCTAAATGTGATTCGATATAAGTTTCATGCGGTGGCATATGGGCGATGATTGCCTGATATGCGCCGCTGGCCGCTTTGCTGCCTAAGTAGGTGACGTTTTTCACTGGCTGACTCCATAGTTAAAAGTATCTGTGCTGCAGCAAATTTTTATGGCTGGCACAGACGTGTTTATCTGTGTTTGCCGGTATGAATATGCGCTGGCCAGTACAGATAAAAACAACTGTGTTCCCTGGTATCCGGTACCGCACAGATGCAATTGACTGTGCTCAATGCAACTCACCATGCGATTGGCCCAATCCAAACAGGCTTGTCGTCGGTATTTTCTTCCTCAACTTTCTTTTGCTTACGCTGGTGATCGCCAATCAAACGAATAACCGCCGGTATTTGCTGCGCCCGCAGACGTTCGATACGTGCCTGAATTCCTTCTTTGGTTATGGCTGAATGTTGTATGCGATACAACGCACCATCCATACCTGCCCGATACGTGATATCTCCAACCAACACCGATGCGCCTTTTGCCATTGATTTCAGAATGTTGTTATTCAAATCAATGCCTATCGACGCGGCAAAATCTTTAATTTTTTGCTCTTTCTCACCCGGTTTAGCGGCCAGCATGATTTCGCCCTGGGTGGGTGGGCGTGGTTTTTTCGGTTCCTGACGCGGTTTAACTGGTTCGCTGCGTATTCGTTTAAGCATTTGCCGCCGTTCTTTAACGGTTAATGTCTCAAAACAGATATTTTCCGGTGGAGGCGGTGGCTCAATGACCACCGGCGGGGTGGCTATTTTTTGAACCCCCGTACAGTTATTGACAGAACTCCGAGAGGGCGCAGGCGCGCCCTTTAGGTCAACGGCCAAATCAACGGACAGGTCAAGGGCGCGGGCTTTGACAATCTTCCACTCTGTAGTGCGAGTGATAATGGGCGTGTCTATGCCCACCGGTGGCGAGAACACGCCACGAATGCGGATCACATCCTCAAAATATTCATTGGTGGTTTCTGATGTTTCGTAATAGGTGCGGGCGATCAAATTTTCACGGCGGACAAATGGCCCGCCCTGAGCATTAACGTACTCGGCCCAGCGGCCATAATCGGCAGCATCATGAACAGCGGCAAACTCCACGCTTAAACCCATCGCGGTTTCATGATCTGACATTTTGCGCAGCTCACGATAAACGGTAACCGGTGCGCCGCCGATAAACTGAAACTGACGAATACGCCAGCGACTAGCCCAGGCAGAGACAGCGGGGGCCACCTCTTTCAGTAGCTTGTCGGTTTCATCGTCGGTTTCACCATCCAGCGCGAAACCGTCGATATTTTTCGAAATGTATTTAGCGATGTAACCCGTTGCGCTGCCTTTCTCCGGATCAATGGCTTCAGCATGGAAACGGGCCTTTCTGGCCTTGGCGCTGTAAAGCTCCTCTTCATCCTCTTCACTGGCGTAATCGCACAATATTTTACGCGCCTGATCGACGGACTCAGGCAGCATAAACAGCAGCATATGCCAGTGTGGAGTACCGTCATGGTGCGGCTCGGCAACACGAATGCCGAATACACGAATATCTTCGCGATGCAATTTAGCCCTGACCCGGCTCCACACCCCGCGCAAATAACGCTGTGTTCTCGCCGGATCAGCCGCGCACCATTTGCGGTTACGGTGTCCGTGCTGATTGGTGGCATGGTATTTAGACGGGGCGGTCAGCGTATAAAATTCACCAACGTAGCCCAGCTCAGTGCAAATATCTTCAAACCCCCGAATGCGGGCCATCAGCTCACAACGACGAATGGCCGGATTAGCCACGCTATGATCGTACTTATCAATCAGAGAAATGCGGTTGCCTTTTTCGTCCTCTAATTCCATTGATTTGAGAAACTCGCGCGTGCGGCGTTTCTGCTCGCGCCAATCACTCACGGTTCCAATGCTGGAGTAGGGCGAGGCTTTTTTGCTGACATTACCCAGCGCAATATGCAGATGCTCTTTCCACTTATCACTGTGGCGGCGCAGGCAGCGAGTCCACCAACTTTCTGATTGCATTCTGGCAATAAAAGAGGCGACTTGGTTGACAGTGAGACTATCGCGATCAGCTTGATAGGCATCCCAACCCGGCGCGGACTGGCGAAAAGCGCGCGTTAAAGCGGCAGCGCGGGCATAGAGTGCGAAAGCAATTTTTAAATCTGACTTGTTGTTAACTTCATCATCAACGATCCCAAGTTCGCGCTTGACCAGCAAGGCGATATCTTTCGCCAATACCTCAATATCAGCTCGGCCATAATCGGGCAACTGATTGAAGCGGTAGGCGAAAGGCGCGGTATCGTTAGCGTCGGCGGATATTAAATATTGGTCATTGACCCTATTCAGGCGTGGTAATACGCGCTCAACAAAGTTTTTTGTTAAGTGCGTATTAGCTCGCTGAATCCCTTGAGTTTTTTCCAGCTTATTCAGGTGGTATCTGATACCACGCTGCACGATTTTAGGCTGCTTGGATAACAGATTTTGCGCATCAACCAGCGCGGCGATTTGCTCCTCAGTTTCTTGCTGCTTACCTCTGATTAAATAATCCGGCCCACCAATGGCGGGTACACGCTGGGCATTCCACCAATAGGGCCACTCAACAGGCGAGGCATCGCCACCTGGATAAGGTAGCGATGGCGTGGGTTCTTTGCGGCCGAGTGAAATATCACTCACACTAAATCTGCCACGCATTGAGGAATGGAATTTCAATCATCACTGTTGAATCCGGCCCGCCGGCGGGATCAAATACAGCCCATAAGCGAGGTGATGGACTTATCGCAATAATTTCGCCTACCGCCTTACGGCCATCAGATTTACAACTCGCAGAGCGAGGGGCGGTAATACTGTGAATATCAAAGAGACTGTAAAGATCGCGGGCGATTGGCGTGTCGCTATTAGATGCGATAACGTAGCAACCTCTAGCCGCCGCCCAAGCCAGCATCTCAACTAGCTGATATTGGTCATTGAGGTCAAATCCGCCAGTGTGGTAATGGGTGAAATCTGCGGTCGCAGATGTTGGAATGTAAGGCGGATCGCAATAAACCACGTCGCCCGGCACAGTCATGGTGAGCGCTTCGGAAAAGTCACAGCATACAAACGTGGTTTTTTGGGCTTTTTCAGCGAAATGGCGGATCTCAGCTTCGGGGAAATAGGGCGCTTTATATCTTCCGTAGGGAACGTTGAATTCACCTTTTTGGTTATAACGGCAAATACCGCCATGACAATGACGGTTTAAATATAAAAATAGCGCGGCGCGGTATTCATCACTTAACTCGTGTTCATTGAAATGTTGACGATTCAAATAATAATTCGCTTCACTGTTATCAAATTTGAAAAGCTCTTTTGCAAGAATAATAATGCTCTCGCAATCCTGCTGTAATTGCTGATAGAAATTAATTAGATCCCCGTTAATATCAGCAATAAGATATTCGTCATAATCGGTATTCAGCATGACGGAACATGAACCGGCGAACGGCTCTACCAGACGTTTTCCTGCGGGTAGATACTGGCGCAAGGTTGGCATGATGCGGCCTTTGGAACCGGCCCATTTCAGCGGGGAGAAAATACGTTTCATGATTTTCTCCCTGCCATGGCGCGGATAATGCCTAACTTATTATTTTTCATTTCATGTCCCCTTAAGATAAATTCCCTCTAATGCAATGCGATAGAGGGATATGTAATTATTTTTCGTCAGATGGACGTTTGTATTTATCTATATTCATCAAAACACGTAAAGCCATTGCACCCGTTTGGACAGCTTCCTCACGAACAGCTTCTATATCGCCATTGTTATAATGGTATTCAATAGCCGCTTTCATTAACTCGCCAGATTCTTCCGTGAGAATAGATACGGCATGAAGTGCATCGGTCGGCCATTTGGGGTGTATTCCAGATGCGCGGATTGCTTCGTCAGTTATTTCTGTGGAAATAGACTCATATCGCACGCGCTGATCAAACCTTTGAATCCAATTGCGGCTTAAAAACGCATGATTTAATACGTCAAAGGGGTGATGATTAGACCATTCTAGATGTACACCTCTTGCCTGCTCTGTTTTAGGTTTGGCCTTTTGAAATGCCTCAGCTGTTCTCAGAGCTTTTCGGCGATCAGCCTCGGTTTTATTTATTGCTGCAATGGCTCTCTCGGTCTCTAGGGCGCAATCAAAAACGCCAGGAGAAGATACAAACTCTCCGGCAGCGGTAGTACTCACTGCATCAATTACTTTTTCCCAAAGGCTGGAAAATGACGACGTTGATACGGCTTTTAACCTGACTATTTCACTCCGCAAATTAATTGCCTCATTATTAAGCCGATCGATTTCAGTTGCGGCGTCAGTTAGATGTTTAATAGCGTGGGAAGTGAGAAGGCCAACACCAAAAGTTCTCTCGATAGCATTAAGATGATTGATGGCACAAGTCAGCCCTTTAATTGCATTGGTGGTATTAATATGAGTAGCCATAGATTTTGCCTTATTTTAGATAATAGGAGTCCCGACGCATTAAATAGCGCCAAAACCATTACTTTATTGATTTAGTCTTTTATTTTTCGGTCAGCTAATGAAAAATAGTCCGGATATGGCCTTGTTAACCGAATCATAAAATTAAGAGCATCAATAATTAACTCTCTTTCATCCTCGGTGAAAGACTCGAAACGTCTGTTTGAGTCACTTGTTTTGAAAGGTCGCGGAATGTTTTTTGATTCAGCAATGCGATTCGCACGAAACAAAATAATTTCACGATTAGCTTGCCCGCTCTCGTCATTGTGTGGGTTAGCATTGAAATGGCGGCAAGTTTCATTGCGGTTAATATTGAGCCTTTTGCGCCATTCAACAGTGAAATCCCTGAAAGGTAATTTTCTGCAACTTTGATCTACTCCAATTGCACCCATATATTCCCCCAATAAAAAGCACTTACTGAAATCAGTTTTTAGAAAGGGCTTTAAACAAATGCCCACATTAAACATCTAGGAACAACAAGCAGAATAATGAAGAAGGCAATAGAAGCGATCAAATATAAGGGGCCATTTCTTTTTATTATCTGTGAGTCGGTATTTTTCAAGTCGGCCCATGAGCAACCACGACCACATAGTTCTAGTATCCCGAATGGGATATAAGCCACTAACAAAGCAATGACAAAAGCACCATTTTCTGTCATGCAAATATCCCCATTAAGCGCGCAAACCAGCGGCGTTTATATCTTGGTTTTGCCATGTATGGCGTGCGACGGTCTTTAACAAAAAATACGTCCACAGCATTAGGCTGAAAATTACGACCGTCCGGAGTCTCGATCCAACCGTGATAATGAAATCGTTGTGTTATCTGACCACGATTTTCAGGCTGACCATTCGTTAACATTGATGCCAATGAAGGGCATTGCGCGGAAGTGACCATAATTAAACCTCGGCCGTTTCGGCAAATAATGCCGGGATTTTTTCGTATGACTGCCAATATTCAGCTGCTTCTTTAATAGTTGAAGCATCTGGACTGGCAGCGTAGGCGGCAGCTTTAGCGATATCTAACAGTTGTTCTACAGCCCAATATCTTTCCGCTGGTGAATGTGCTGGTGCGCGGTGTGTTGCGCGGGATTGCCTCAGCTCATACATATTGATTACTTTGTTGGCGGCGGCTGAAAAGGGGAGTAACTGACTCATTGATTTTCCCCTTTCATCTTGTGAAGCCGGTCAATGTAATCCGTTGCTTGCGCCTGCGCGTCAAACTTGCCGTAAGAGTGATCACCTTGGCTAACGTGATAACGGGTGATAGGGTTTATCTTGTTGCGCTTTAATCGGGTAATGGAAAAACCACGGTAAACGCTGGTGTGTTCGCTGACTTTAACCACGGCAAAAATCGGGTTGAATTTTTCTTCGAACAGGTGCTTTGTGGCTGATATAGATTGATTGAACATTTTTCCCCCTTAACTATTCGCTATAGCGTCTTTCAACATAGCAACCAAGTTAACTTCAACCTTTTCGCCAGCCTTTTCTTTCGGGCGGATGATGATCCTTCCGTCTCTGACCATTCCGCGACAGGTATCAAATGGAATACCAACAATCTCGGAATAAACCTCAAGTGATACATACCCAGTTGGAACGGTTATATTTATGGTGATATTTCCCATAAGTGCCCCTTAACAGTCAGCCCGAATAGCCTCAATGCCGCGCAAGAAAACCAGACGAGCCATACTGGACGCCGAGCGGCTCTCTTTTGCTGCAAGTTCTTCTAATGTGGAGCGTTCATCATCGGATAAACGCATTGGAATGGGATTTTTTGACGCAATGCCTTTCGGCAATCGCGAGCGTTGATCATGTTTGACTTGTTTCATAATGGTATATTGTGATCCACTAAGTTCCTGTGTAACTCAATCTAAGGAAGTATTGTTCCTATGTCAACCAAAAAAGAGGAATTATTGTTCCTTATCGGGGCGCGTTTGCGTGAAGAAAGGGAAAAAACAGGTGAAAGCCAAGAGGCCATGGCCACAAATTTTGGTGTATCCACTAGAACTTGGGGGAAGTATGAGAGGGGGGAAACTATGCCCGACGCTACAACGCTTGCGCTGTTAAATGGGCAATACGGAGTGGATATTATGTATATATTGACAGGGCAAAGAACACCACCGGTCAGTATTTCAACTGACGAATTAAAACTTGTTGAAAATTACCGCGCAATGGATGAAGCGGCAAAGTTAAATATACAGGCGGTTGGCGATTCGTTCGCGCACTCAAAACCAAAACTTAAAACACAAAATGACTGATTAACTTTTACTTTAATGATCTAGATTATTGTTTGAGGTTATATGAAAAAGAATATTCGAAGTGTCTTAATTATATTATCAGCGGTTATGAGTTTTTCAGCTGTGGCAGATGAAATACCGCCTCCACTGGAAGATGATCTACTTCAACTTAACTTGGCACATGCCCCTACCTTGATTAACAAAACGCTAACCATAGCTTTTAACTTTGATGAAGTAGATTCGGTTTTAGCAGAAAGCACAGTGCATTCAATGTGCCTTAGTTTTTACGGCTATGAAAAGGAGAGGGCGTGGGAGCCGGGAGCTATAGAGAGAGTTCAAATAGTCACCAATGATTACGCTAAAGGTTATACCTACAACGGCGGTGATTCTAGCTGCAATGAAATGGCGCATATGGTCGGGGATCAGAGTAATGAATTTATTCGCCGACATTTAAATCCAGCTAGCTTTTCCGAGATTATCCGACCAACTGTTGCAAAATAAGTGAATTTATAATGGCTGTTAGTAAATTACCGTCTGGAAAATGGCTTTGCCAATGCTTCCCTTATGGTCGTGATGGCAAAAGGATAAGAAAACAGTTTGCTACCAAAGGCGAAGCACTGTCTTACGAACGCCGCATGACGGTAAACAAACAAGACATTAATTTGACTGTGAGTGCGGTTAGATTGGCTGAATTAGTAGAGCGCTGGTATGAAATGCACGGTAAAACCTTATCTTCTGGCGAAACGCGTAAAACGAAGCTGCTAGCTATTTGTGAACGATTGGGCGATCCCTTGGCAACTGATGTTGATAAAAATATGTTCGCCGTTTATCGCGAAAGGCGACTTAATGGAGAGTGGCAAGCCAAGGGCCGGACCATTATTAAAGAAGCGACAGTTAACCGTGAACAATCCTATTTACATGCAGTGTATTCGGAATTAAAGCGACTGGGGGAATGGGAAGGGAACAATCCACTAGATGGCATCCGACAATTTAGTGAAGGGGATCAAGAACTGGCTTTTCTTTCTCAGGATGAAATTAAGCGGCTATTAACTGCCTGTGATGAGTCTGAAAATAAGAGTCTTGGGACTATCGTCCGGCTCTGCTTGGCAACTGGTGCGAGGTGGGGGGAAGCGCAAGAGATGAAGCAATCGCAAATATTACCTAGCCGTGTGACTTATATAAATACCAAAGGTAAAAAGAACAGAACCGTACCCATATCAGAAAGACTGTATAAGCGGTTACCTAAAATACGCGGCCCTGTGTTTTCGGCCTCTTATGACGCTTTTAAACATGCGCTGAAAAGAGCTGGTATAGAATTACCGAAAGGGCAGCGAACCCATGTTCTCAGGCATACTTTTGCCAGCCACTTTATGATGGGGGGCGGTAACATTTTAGTACTGCAACAAATACTCGGTCACAGCACTATTTTAATGACGATGAGATATGCACATTTTGCCCCCGACCACTTAGATGCGGCCATCGCTTTAAATCCTTATGACAAGTTAGCTATCGAGTAGAAAAATCGTCAGTTTTAATGGCAGCAAAAACCAGCTGCGCGCAAACATACGCAGCGATACGCATTTGCAAGTCATTGAACACCATTAACTTATTGATTTCAAAAGGTAGTGCTAGATTTTTAAAATCCCTCGGCTTATGGCTGTGCGGGTTCAAGTCCCGCCCCGGGCACCATGGAAACAAATCTAAGTAAAACAAAGTAGTATGAGTATGTCGTTAACCGCCGAGAGGCGGTTTTTTTGTGCCTGAAATCACATTTAGGAAGATGTTAGGAAGATGCGTTAGGAACATAAAATTCAACTAACGCATAAATAATCACTTCTTCTGATTACCTACCACCGGAACAATTTTTATTTTCCTGTCATATCGCGCTGTTTGCCCCATGTTTTTATGACCTGATATTGCCTGCTTTTCACTGAGTGAACACTCAAGATCAGAAACACCTTTACATGTCCAGGATTTCTGTTCGCAACGTTTTATTGAACCGTTCGATAAAACCGTTCTGCATCGGCTTGCCCGGCTGAATAAAATCGAGTATTACTCCATGCCGCTCTGCCCATTCAGCAGAGGCGGCGGCAATAAATTCCGGACCGTTATCGCTGCGAATAAAAGCCGGATAACCTCTTTCGCCACTTAATCGTTCCAGGATACGAACAACACGATGAGCAGGTATATTTAAATCAACATCGATTACCAGCGCTTCCCGGTTAAAATCATCCACCACGTTGAACAGACGGAACCTTCTCCCATCCATCAGGGCATCGCTCATAAAATCAACTGACCAACAGTGGTTTATATCGCTTGGCACGGCCAGAGGCTGCGGATATCGGTTGGGTAAACGCTTTTTCCCCTTACNGAGTCTGAAAATAAGAGTCTTGGGACTATCGTCCGGCTCTGCTTGGCAACTGGTGCGAGGTGGGGGGAAGCGCAAGAGATGAAGCAATCGCAAATATTACCTAGCCGTGTGACTTATATAAATACCAAAGGTAAAAAGAACAGAACCGTACCCATATCAGAAAGACTGTATAAGCGGTTACCTAAAATACGCGGCCCTGTGTTTTCGGCCTCTTATGACGCTTTTAAACATGCGCTGAAAAGAGCTGGTATAGAATTACCGAAAGGGCAGCGAACCCATGTTCTCAGGCATACTTTTGCCAGCCACTTTATGATGGGGGGCGGTAACATTTTAGTACTGCAACAAATACTCGGTCACAGCACTATTTTAATGACGATGAGATATGCACATTTTGCCCCCGACCACTTAGATGCGGCCATCGCTTTAAATCCTTATGACAAGTTAGCTATCGAGTAGAAAAATCGTCAGTTTTAATGGCAGCAAAAACCAGCTGCGCGCAAACATACGCAGCGATACGCATTTGCAAGTCATTGAACACCATTAACTTATTGATTTCAAAAGGTAGTGCTAGATTTTTAAAATCCCTCGGCTTATGGCTGTGCGGGTTCAAGTCCCGCCCCGGGCACCATGGAAACAAATCTAAGTAAAACAAAGTAGTATGAGTATGTCGTTAACCGCCGAGAGGCGGTTTTTTTGCGCCTGAGATTTGAAAATGGCAGCAGAGTGACTACAAAATGACTACATTGTGTCTACGGCACTTTTCACATCCTCAAGGCTGCACCCAGTATCAAGCACGATAAACAGCCAGTGATCCCCCAACAAGATATTAATTACACAGAATTTTGATATAAAAAAACCTGCAATTCGCAGGCTTCTTTAATTACATCCACAACACGCCTTGATTCCCTTTAGGGTGGGGCGGTACAGCATTAATTATTCCCGGTTCCATTATCGTTTCAACGATAGTTTCATGGGTCTTAAAAGTTTTGCCGCAATTAATATTGGTGCACTGGTGATAGCGTTCTTTCGTTTCGTCACTAAGGTAACGGCTAGATCTCGCGTGTGCTGCAAATTTACAACGTGGGCAATGCATCATATTTACCTCCGAAACTGCATATTCAGTAATTATGCTGATCTTATCACCAGCGTTCTCATTTGTGAAATAAATATCAATTAGTTGAATTTTACTGATCGGTGGCCTCGTATGTCACATCCGACAACATCACTTCGAGAGACAATTGGGTGGTGTAGCCGCTGTTGCTCAGGCTGTGCGATACCTTGCTGATTATCCAGTTCTGTTGGTCGATCACCGATTTAAAGCCATTGACCGCAACAGGTGTTTCAGGAAATAAATCAGCGCGCCCCATGGCTAAGGTGATAGAAAACTCAGCCACACCGCGCTGTAACTTCTCCCATTTAGATTGAGCGGCGCGCATGGCGGCTTTTTGCGTGGCATAAACGGTGGTGATAGCAAAAACGTTATCTTCTGACCCCACCAGATAATCCCCTTGCTTTTCCTCCACTGGCTTTTTCACTGTGGCTGCTTTGGTGCGGCTCGGTTTGGCTTTGGGATGTTCCAGCGCGCGGAGTTGTTTAAACTTGGGCTTACGCTGCAACTTAACCTTTTTCGGCTTGGCCGGTTTGGGGTCTTTGGTGTGTAACCAACTGGCGCTCACACCGGTATACGCGCCCCGGTCAGCAAGACTAAAGCTGTGCTGGTCGCCATCTTGTCGGGTGATGGTCATTTGCGGGATAGGTTTGCCACTGGCCGTCACACCGCTGCCCGGCTTGATAAATAACAATCGCCCAACTTTGACGGCCGCTACCGCGCCATTCAGTGAGGCTAAGCGTGTGATAAACTTGGCGTCTGTTTCTTGGGTCTGGTCGATATGGGAAATAGCGATATCCGCCAGCCCCTCGGCCAACATGGCTTTCAGGTTGTTGCGCTCCGCCACTTGCGCCACGACTTTTCCCAATGTTGTTTCATGATAAGAGACTTCTCGCCGCGCATTGAGCGAACCGCGAAAATCTGCACTGCGCGCGCGAATAATCAGCGTATCCGGCGCGCCATGGTGCTCGACCTCATCCACGGTAAAATCACCCTTGCCAATCAGCGCCGACCCTTTCCAGCCCAAGAACACCGACAACACCGCACCGCGTTCCGGCATGGCAAGCTGGCCGTCGGCGTCATCCAGTTCTATGTCAAGCTGGTCAGCCTCAAAGCCCCGGTTATCGGTCAGGCTCAGGGACAGCAGCCGGGAGCGAATATTCTGCGTGATATCTTTCGCGTTAATATTCAGCATAAAGTCCGGGGCCATATCCGCCCCGGCCGGTAGCGACATACCGCTCATCATGAGAAGAATCCCCCGATAGCCGCCTGGGCTTTACCGGTCATGGCTGTCGCTTTACCCAGCAACTCGTCAGCCTGTTGTTTCATGTCGCCGAACATGGCCGTTAATGACTCGTCAACCCGCAACAGATTGAGGGTGAACTCAATGCGCCGGGCGCTGCCGTCTGCAAAGAATAACGCACCGGTCTGGCTCAGGCTTTCAATCACAAACATGCCGTAAATCATGCCGCTGCCCTCAACCAGCGGCCAAGCCTTGCCTTGGTCGGCCATCGCCTCAAGGGTTAGCAATGACAGGCGGCCACCGGTCAACTCCGGCAGCAGCACCCCAGACAGGGTGATCTTTTCGCTATCGACGCCAAGAAACTGCGCGGCTGGCCGTAAGCCCACCCGGCTATTCGTCGGCCAACGGTAATCAATATTGCGCCCCATGCTTTGATAAGGGGTGGTCTGGCGCATAAACACAAATAAACCCAGTGATAACATCATGATTAATCATTCTCCATCTGGCCGCGCTGGCGGGCGCGCTTATCGCGTTCATTCTTAGCCAGTGCATCGGTCATCATGCGCTCGGCATCCTGTCGGCTCATGCCCGGCGGGATAGTCACCTTGATATCGTTAGTGGTGACACTGCTATCAACGATAGTGGTGCCGGTATGGGCGGTGACCGGCTGATAACCGCCATACAGCACGCCGCCACTGGGTGAGTATCCGCCCGCGTAAGGGTTATCTTTCGGGACGTTATCGGCCAGTCCGGTAGATTTACTATCAATAACACCGAGCTTTTCCAGCACCCAGTCAATGCCACTGCGCAGAGTGTTCAGCGCATCCATCGGCAGACTGAGCGCCGCCGCCAGCCCCTCGCCGAATAACTTGCCCGCATTGGTGGCTACGTCTAACGTTTCCTGCGTGGCTTTAACCGGTTTAATCAGGTCTGCGAACCAGTTCGACAGCTGTTTCACCTTGTCACTAAACCAGTTGAATACCGGTTTAAGCGGTTCAAAGGCGGCACTGATTGGCCCCATGGCCGCAGTAAATCCCTCGGCCACACCCGCAATAAAGGCGCTGATAGGCTCCCAGTATTTACGGATAAGCAGACCACCGGCCACAATGGCCGCCACCACTGCCACTATCGGCCATGTCAGCGCCGTGAGCGCGGCGGCAATGGTTCCAGCCATCAGGGAAAAGCCGGTACTCAATAAACCGGCCCCGGCCAACAACAGGTTAAATCCAGCCATCACCGGCCATGCAATCAGCCCCAATGCACCCAGCCCGGCAACCAGTGCCAGCGCCGCGCCGGTGACGGTGGTAATGGTGTTGACCAGTTCAGGGTTTTTCTTGGCCCATGCCGCGACATTAATCAGCCAGTCGGTAGCGGTCACGGTCAGTTTACGCAGCGCGGAGTCTTGCTTCTCAAATACCTCAATTTCGAGGTCTTCCCATGCCGAACTCAGGTTTTTCAGGTCACCGTCGAGGTTATCCATTCTGACGGTGGCGATAGATTCTGCGGTGCCGCCCGCATTCATCAGCTTATTTTGCTTCTCTGCCAACTTGCCATTACCGGCCGCCGCCACCAGTTTCACCGCGCCTTTCATCGCCTCTTCACCAAAAATTACTTTCAGGTATTCGGCTTGTTGCGCGGTGCCTAATTTGTTCTTTTTAAACGAGCGGTCAATATCTTTGAGGATTTTCTCCACCGGCAACATATTGCCTTTGCCGTCGCGGGTGGTTATTCCCAGTTCGCGCAAGGCTTCCGGCGCTTTACCGACCGGGGCCTGTAACCTGCTGAATACGGCGCTGGTACTGGTGCCTGCCATACTGCCCTTGATGCCGTTATCCGCCAGCACACCGAGTAACGCGGTGGTGTCTTCGATACTGGCTCCGGCGGCCTCAGCAATCGGGGCCACGTATTTCATCGCCTCGCCCAGCTCTAACAGGTTGGTGTTTGAGCTGGTGAAGCCTTTCGCCATCACGTCTGACACCCGTTTAATCTGGTCTAACGGCAGGTTAAACGCCGATTGCATGTTGGTGACAATATCCGCCGCCTCGGCGATATCCACACCAGACGCCAGCGACAGGTTAACTGTCGGTTCAGTTGCCGCCAGAATGGCGTCAGCGTCATAGCCGGAACGGGCCAGCGTGTCTTGGGTTCGTGCGACGTCAGTCGGGGAAAAGGCAGTGGAGCCGCCGATATCCCGCGCCTGTTGACGAATAGCGGCCAGCTTGGCGTCCTTTTTATCCAGCCCCAAAATCGCCTGGGTGCCGGACATCTGGCTGTCAAACTCCATACCCGGCGCAACCAGTTTTGCTGCACCGTACAGCCCGGCAGTTGCCACGCCAAGACTCGCCGCACTGGTATTACGCACGGCACTGGTGGCCGCCTTACCTTTTTGATACCGCTGGCTGATTCGGTTGAGTTGTTCCTGTTTCAGGCTCAGGCGTTGCAGCTCTTGGCGCTGGCGACTCAGGGCGACAGTCGCTTCGGCGGCGCTACTGCGTAACCGGCGCTGTTCACTGCTCAGGTTTTTGGTGGCGATGCCGTCGGCGTTGAGCGCGTCGCGCTGGCGCTGTACCGATGTACGCAGCCCGTTGTATTTGGTTTGCAGTTCAGCCGCCGCGCGCCTGGCTCCCTCCATCAGTCGGGCTTGTTGGGCGGTGGGTTTCTCGGTGTTTTTAAAGGCAATAGCCAGCGTCGCCGCGTCTTCTTTGGCTTTTTTCAACGCTTGCCCGGTGACGGCCAGTTGGGCGCTGGCCTTGCGGAAACCGTCAATTTTCGCCGCCTGCGCATCAAGTGATTTGATGCTGCTTTGCGTGTTGCGAATGTCGCCAGTGAGGGATTTACTGGC